CGCGTCGGCTTCGGGTCCGCGCTGGACCGCGGTGTAACTCATGCGTCACCGATGACGTAGCCGATGTGCTCGAGCACGGCTTCCGTGAACCGGGGTTCGTTCGCTGCGAGCGCGATCGCGCCGTCGTAGTGGGGTGGCGAGTTGGACCCGCCGTATTCGAAGCCGCGGCCCATGCCGCCCTGCAGTTTCGCTGAGTCGGGGCCGGTGTCGGCCCATATCGCGCCTTCGCCCTGGTACACGTCGTGCGTGATCGACGACGGGTAATGCTTACCGTGCCGCCGGGCTGTGCGTCGGGCGTTGGCCCGCCAGTCACGCTGCAGCCTCGCAGCGGAGTCGTCGAGCACTTTGAACAGGTCCTGTGTCAGTTCACCGGGCAGCGCCTCGAGCCCCGCAGCGACCTCGTCAGCGCCGTCGGCGTGCGCGTCAAGTTCGTAGCTCACGACCGGGCCTCCACAAGTTCGCAGGTGAGGCGACGCGCTGTCAGTTGCTGCGCCCGTTCGACGACGATCACGCGTAGCTCAGTGGTGAGTAGCCGCGGGTCGGCGGATGCGGTGATGTGCACGATGTCGCCGGGTTGAACCGTTGTGACGGTCAGCGGCAGCGACACGACGTACAGGGCGAGGGAGTCTTTCGCGTCGCCAGCGGACACACCGCCGGCGGTGACCCGCTTGTACGGCTTCACCCGTCCAGGTCCGGTGTAGATGGTCGACTGCGACGGTGTGACAACGCCCGTTGAGGGGTTGGGGGTGCCCAGTGTGCCGTTACGGACGACACGGACGGTGTCTGTCTGCATCGACGCTGCTGAGGCTTGCAGGAACGGCAGAGCGGCGTTGACGGCGCCGCCGATGCTCACTTCCGGCCGCCGTAGGTGGCGCGTAGCCGCTGCTCAACCTTGTCAGGCAGCGCGACCGTCATAGCTTCGCTGTACGTGACTTTCCCGTCGTCAATGGCGACGGAGGTGACAGCGTTGATGCCAAGATGCCCGTTCACGGATGCGTTGATCTGCGCCGCGGCGAGGGCTTTCGTCCAGCGGATGATCTCCTGCGGGACATCGTCATACCCGTAGTTCAGTGTGACGGTGTAGTTGCTGCAGCGTCGCTGGAGGAAAAGCCGCTGTTCGGCGAACTCCCACAACGTCGGATCGACCGTGTTGCCGTCCGAATCAACAACTGTGGTGATGACTGCGGGGACGAACCAAATGTCCGCGACCGCGTTGTCGTCCGTCTGAACGGTGAGCGTGACCGTCCCTGCGGTGATGGGCTGCCCGATGACCGCCCGGAGGTAGCCGGACGCGTCGTCGAGGGCGTCGGACCACACGCCGATGTTCGGGATCGTGGTGACGCCGAGAGAGCTGGCGAGCTGATCCGGTGTAACGAATGCGGGCAATGTCATGCCGGATCAGCTCCCCTGCTTACTTGTCGCCGTATTTTTCGATCAGGTCGGCTTTCGTCATCGCTTCGGCGTCATCAGGTGATGCGCCGTTCACGACAGCCCAGCCGATCCAGTCGATCTTTGGTGCGTTCACTGCAGGGCGTTCCGTGGGCAACGCCGCGACAGCCTCGTCACGTTCGGTGTAGAGGCTGCCGTCGGCGTTCACCCTGTGGAGGTAGCCCTTGCGTAACCGGTCTTCGATCGCTTCGTGTAGAGGGAGATCCATCTTGAAGACGGTTCCTGCTTCGCCGCGAATGAAAACAGATTCAGCCATCGGATCAGGTGTTCCGCTTGACCTGGAACGCTGTCACGGTCATCACGACCGACGACTCGATGATCATCGACCCGTCGGGCTGGACGAACCGGCCGGACTCGAACGGGCCGATCCACTGGGTCGTGGTGTTCGCCACAGTGACGGTCAGGTCACCCTGGCCGGACGCGATCGCGAGAGGCTGGGTGCCAGCCTTCAGCGTGACCGTGCCAGAGCCGCCGGACGCGTTGCTGACCCGAAGAAGGGTTAACTCCGGCAGCGACTTGACGATGGCGGGTGGGGTGGGAACCGAGGGGATCTGAAGGCCGTTGCCGGCCCCAGCCACGGTCGCGGTACCGGCCGGATCGACAAAGTTGCCGTTCGGGACGGTGACGCTGTAAGCGAGCGCTGCGCGTGCCATAGTGTCGTCTCCTTTTCAGTGGGTCAGGGTCAGGAGACCGTGACGAGGGCGGATGCGAGGGCGTCCGGGCGGACGAGCTTCGCGCCGTACAACGCGAGACCCTTCAGCGCGTCGGAGAACGAGGACTGCGGACGCAGAGCCTCGGTCTTGTTGATCTGCTCCGCGAAGCTGATCGCCTGGTTGGTGCCGGAGATGATCGCGTACTCCGACGCGGTGGTGTTCACGCAGTTGTTCGACATGAGGATGTCGAACCCGGACGCGCGGCCCACGTGACCGTTGCGGAGACCTTCGTCAGTGCCGGCCTCGTTGACCTTCACGAACCGGGAGTCACGCAGCAAGCAGCCGTGCAGTTCCGGGGTGACGACGATGAAACGGTTCTGCGTGGGGACGTTGGCCTTGTCGAGCTTGATCTTCAGCGGGACGAGGACCTTGTCGTACGCGTCGGTCGGCGTGGTGGCCGAGTTGACGGTCAGCGAACCGATCGCGTTCGCGGTCTGAATGCCGGTGTAGAACGACGCGATGAACTGGTCGATGGTGTCGGCCAGAGCGAACGCGGCTTCGTCGGCAGCCTGAGGCATCACGTTGCCGCGGGCCTGACGCTGGTCAACGTCATCGACGGAGAACGACCAGTACTTCGCCTGGTCGATCGTCAAGGTCCGCTGAGCGTCAGTCAACTCAGGGAACGTGATCGTGGTCTGGTTCGGCACGTAGTTGCCGATCGCGGGACGGCTGATCGACGTGATACGGACGGTGTCGCCGTACTCGCTGATCTCACCCTCATAGTCCTTGTTGACAACCATCGGGCTGCCGAAGACGAGGGCCTTGCGGAGTGCGACCAGGAGATTGGCGGACCAAATCTCCGGCCTGAAACGGGTGATCGACATTGGAGGCTCCTTAGTGAGCGGTTATCCCCAACAGGTCGTCCAAGCGCCCCTCTTTCTGGGCCTTGACGATTTCGTTGGCGGACATGGTTGAAAGTTGGTCCTCGGTGACCTGCACCGGTTTGCCGGCGGGTGTTTTACCCCGCGGGCCGGCGTCGGGGTCGCCCTGGAACCTCCGGCCTTGCGCCGCTAGGTAGGGCTCTTTCTCGATCAGCTCCGCAATGGCGTCGTTGATCTCATCTGCGTCGACGTTTCCGTCGTCGTCAACCTCGAACTGTGTGAGGTCGAGGAGTTTCAGCGCCAACGCTGGGTTGGCGAGCTTGCCGGTTGCTGCCGCACGGATCTCCGATCGGACGATCCGGTCGTTCGCCTTGCTGGTTGCTGCCTTGATCGCGTCGTCGACTGCCTTCTGCCTTGCTGCCGCGAGTTCAGCGTCGTCACCCTTCGGTGCGTTCGCTGCCTTCAGCGCCGCGTTCTCAGCCTCGATAGCGGACCGCTTGTCACGTTCGGCCTGCCACTTGGCTTTCATCCGGTCCAGCGCCTGCTTGCCTTTGTCGCCTAGAGCATCAGCGGCCTTTGCGGCGGCTTCCTCTTCCTCCGCGGCCAGTGCGGCTGCGGCGGCTTCGGCCTCTTCCTCAGGGGTCAGTTCAGCGGGTGCAGTCATTTCGTGATCTCCCATTGCGGGTGATGCCCGGACGCCTTGCGCGTGCGGGTGGTTCAGTGGAGGTAGCCGAACAGTTTCAGCAGTCGGATAGCCTCGGTCCGCGAGCCGTTCGCTTCGCGGTAGATCTGTTCCGGCATCAGCCGGACACCGCCGTTGCGGTATGCGGTGAGCGTGGTCGTCAGGACCTGCCCGGATGCGGTGTACATGCCGGACCGGGCGTTCACTACGCGGCCCATGTCGGCGCCGTCCCGCAGCGCCTGAGCGCCTGCTTTCGTGAACGCCTTGTCCTGCTCAGAGGTGGTCAGGGAGTCGAAGTACTTCTCGGGTGTCCACAGCCGCGGGTCACCGTCGAACGCGCCGTCATCGGCGGGGACTGACGTGCAGTCGCACCGCGGGTGACGCTCGAA